ATAATTTAATAGGCCCAGTAACTGGCCTGTTAGATAAGGTAATTGAAGATAAAGATCAAAAGGCTGCATTAGCCCATGAGATCGCCACAATGTCAGATAACCATGCCCAACAAGCCCTGATGGGTCAACTTGAAATAAACAAAGCAGAAGCCGCGTCTGGCTCTATATTCAAAGGTGGATGGCGTCCATTCATTGGCTGGGTGTGTGGTGTAGCTTTTGCTTATCACTTTGTATTGCAGCCATTGATCGTGTTTGGTGTAACTGCTGCTGGCATTGACATACCAGAGTTACCGGAGTTTGATATGGGTTCACTTATGACTGTGATGATGGGAATGCTCGGATTAGGCGGAATGAGATCAATAGAGAAGCTAAAGAAAATTGAGAAATAGGAGTTAAATTATGCCAAAAAATTCATTATACGGAAATATTGCAAAGAAACGCGCTAGAATTAAAGCTGGTAGCGGCGAGAAGATGCGTAAACCTGGTACAAAAGGTGCGCCAACGGCAAGTGCATTTAAGAAAGCAGCTAAGACTGCAAAGAAAAAGAAGAAATAATATGAGTGAAGCAATAAAAATACTCCAAGGTAAGATTGGAGTTGGTGCTGATGGGGCGTTTGGCCCTAATACAGCCCGCGCAATATGCAAACACTATGAACTTAGCCCAGAACGTGGCGCACACCTACTTGGTCAAGCATCGCATGAAAGTGCTAGATTTAAATTAACTCAAGAAAATTTAAATTATTCAGCAGAAAGCATGATGCGTGTATGGCCTAGCCGCTTTCCAGATTTAGCATCATGTGAGCCATATGCCCGTAACCCAAAAGCATTGGCTGATAAAGTGTATTCTAATAGAATGGGTAATGGTAAAGGTGAAGGAAGCCTATACATTGGTAGAGGCTTTCTTCAACTTACGGGCAAATCAAATTATAGATCATTTGCTAGTGATATGGAATTACCAGAAATTATGACAGACCCTGACCTGGTATCATCTAATTACGCATTTGAAACAGCATTATGGTTCTTTAACAAAAACAAGTTATTTGACATTGCAGATAAAGGTGTGAATGAAGAAATAATTAAAAAAATAACTAAAAGGGTCAATGGTGGTTATCATGGATTAGATGATCGCCTTGAACAAACAAACAAGATTTATGAATGGCTCAACGCATAATAATAATGTTGGTAGAGCTGGTGAATTTCTAGCTCTATCAAGATTATCTTTTGCTGGCATTTCATGCATCTTGGTTCAACACGAAATTGATGATGCATACTTGAAAACGCCAAGCGGCAAATTACTGACTTTACAAGTTAAAACAGCTAGCAGAAAATCAGGAAATCTCACACAATATAGATGGAATACGCAGCCTGTCAGGGATAGGAAGTCTGATGTGTATGCTTTGGTGGCATATGATATAAAGAAAATTTACTGGGCTAGGGGCGATGATCCAGTAATTAAAAAAACATCAACTCGTTTATATCAAGAAGCATTTGTAGATGAAGAGAAATTATTAAATCAAGTTATAAATAGCTTTATAGATTAAATAAACTGCTTGAATAAATTATGTGTAAAACATATTTAGACGTGTGGGTGGCGACGGGCATGAAGCTACCCACACGATATATTTATCTTTACTTGAAGTAAACGTAACGCAGAGACTTTGCCCCGGCATTACCTATGATGGGTGTAGTTTTCTCGTAAACACGATCAACTAATTTTTGACGATACATGACGTTAAGCGTCCACGCTATATCAGATACGGCAATGCCACTGCTGAGAGCTATCATAGTGGTTGTGTAGCGTTTGCTGCTTTTCATATGCTTTAGTATAGCATCGTACTTCTTTTGAGGTATGGGCTTAATCTTTCTCAGATCGTTGTCAGTCACAAAGTTCTTATGTGATGCTTTATTAACTGTGATCTGTCGTGGCCTCTCGAAAGTTTTATTAATTTTATTTCTCAAGCCACGCCTGATTTGCTCTTTCTCAAACGTGTAAAGTAAATGAGCATACATTATTTCGTATTTATGTGTAGGCTCATCCCTCATTGCTTGTGCGACTTGTTCTTTCGTCGCATAAGCGAAAGTTGGTGTTCTACATTCTCTAACAGGGCTTGTTGCTCTTTCATCATAAACAGGTAAAAGCCCTTGTTTCGCTTTTCCTTGCCCATCAGATCTTCTTGCACCATCAGATTTAATTTTATTAATCGCATTATTGCTTTGTGACATTGTACTGGTGTCATTTACATTCTCCTCAATCATTTTGTTCCTCATTATATATAAATTTACCATTATCATTGAGACGTGGCATTACTGTGCGCTTTGGCTTTTGTATTGATTTAACATGCCTAGCGAAAACATCGTCCATGATGGATTCCAATTTTTCTTTAGTTAATGCTTTCATAACGATAATCCTTTTGGCCTAAGCACTGGCTTTGTTGTGATTTTTGCAGAGCTGACATAGTTTGTCTCGATGCACTGCGCCATGCTATCTAAATGCGCGTATGGCTGATACGCTGCCGGCAATGCATCGCCGCACTCCATTGCGCTGCGATACATTGTGTCATTGCTTAACTCTACGCCGCCAATGACGTAGGTTAGAATGAGTGTTGTGTAAAATGTCATTGAACTAAACCTCTTCTTTCAACAAACAAATAATCATGCTTTAAATTAATAAGGTTTAAAGATTTTAATGCTTCATATTTAATATCTTTTAAATCTGTATTTAATTTCAAGCCGTATTCATCTAAATATTCTTTCACAAGTTTTAATGATTTTTTGCCAAAATTTGGTATGTATTTAAAAAACTTATCGTTTCTTAATATTAAATCATAATGGAAGACTTCGTATTTAAATGTATGATAAAAACAATTTTTAACTCTAACTGGAAATTTATTTTTATCTACTTCTGTAAACAATAATTTATATAAATGTGGGTCAACACTTTCAAGATTATGAAATAAGAATATCTTTAACTTCAATTCATCCATATTTTCAATTAAAGATATTGTCATTTTTTGGTCATTACTTATCATTGGTTTTGGTTTTGTAAGAAAAGGTGTTTCCGTTGGAGCAATTGTTTCCATAACTTGATCTAATGCTTCTCTGGTTCTTTTAATTTTTTCTTGTTTTACAAGCTCATCCAAGTAAGCATTAAATTTATCCAGAGTAAGCGCACGTGGGGCTTCAGCTTGATCATTAAGCCTATCAATACCTTTTAAATCAGCATTACAAGCAACATCAGCATAAAGACGGCTATATAACTCATAATCTTTTTTTAATTTTTTTAGTGTAGCCATTATCTTCCCCAAACATTAATATATTGATCCAGAAAAACTATAATCTCTGGCAGATGTACGGCGGCTACAGCAAATAACGCTATAGCCAATCCGTCAATTATCATTGTAGTGTTCATTATACTTCCTCCAACGTATGACTGTCGTTATAACGCTTTAAAGCAATCTTCCTTAATTCGCTTTTAGTAATGTCTTTAAAAAAGTAACGATCAGAACTTCCATTCCAAGCCGTAGATGATGTTGCAGGATGACCATTGCTGATTGGTGCAATCCAGCCGCTTACAATTTTATTACAAACTTCATAACGCCCAACAGGTATCCAACTTTTCTGTCCAGCTATTACAATTACACCATCTTTAGTTAATGTGGTTCTTTTAACATTGTTATACATTTTATATTTCCTCATATTTTGCATTTATACAGCCATTATAAGCATTTTTGCGTAGTGGTCAAACACTTTATATATCATTTATATATCACAATGTACTTGTGCATCTGTTTGTATTGCTCTATTGCTAGATTTATCAGACCCAAGGAGACTTAAAATGGTTGATAAGAGAATATTAATAAATTTTAGCAAACAACAACATGAGGCTGTGGCAGAAGCTGCACATAAATCAGGGCTATCAGTCAGTTCTTTTGTTCGTAGGGCTTCATATATGGAAGCAACAAAGTTAGGCGTGGAAGTTGCAAAGCCAGAAGCGGAAGCTGAAGCTGAATTAATTGCAATGGATAACATAGAATGATTATCGTTGGTGTTGACCCCGGTTTTTCAGGTGCAATTGCACATTACTGCACGCGCACTAAAGATTTAGATGTGGTGGACATGCCTACCATATTAAACAATCGTGGAAAAATTGAGATTGATATTCATTCGTTGTTACATTTGTTAGAACCAGAAGCAAAAGATAGAATGGCTGTGATTGAGCAAGTCGCATCGCGTCCCGGTCAATCATCAGTTGCTACATTTAGGTTTGGTATGGGATACGGCGCGTTAATTGCGTGTGTGGCAGCTAATAAGACGCCCATGCATCTTGTTACGCCTAGCAAGTGGAAGAAACACTTTAACTTGTCATCAGATAAAGATACGAGCCGCCAGCTTGCCATTCAGCGCTTTCCAGAGCATTATGAGAAGTTCGCACTTAAAAAGCATGATGGACGGGCAGAGGCTAGTTTAATTGCACTTTACGGTGCGGAAGTTTTAAATAAATAATTATATTAGGAGAATACAAATGCAAATAATACCCAGCGAAGAGCTGTCAAATAAGGCATATCACGAACTGCCTGCAATATCTTCAAGCGCTGTTAAAACAGTCGCAACGTCATCGCTATACCACTGGAAGAACGCTAAGTTTAGCTCCACGCCAGCTATGATATTAGGCTCGGCATTCCATGCTATGGTGTTAGAGCCAGAGAAAAACTTGGTAACAAATTCTGGATTGCCGCGTCGTGGCAGTAAGGCTTGGAAAGATCAGGAAAATTTTCTTGGAGATGACGAGATATTGCTTCCAGAAGGCGAGTATGAACAATGTCAGAAAATGGTTGACGGTTGCCTGCAAAATAAAATGGCACGTAACTTGCTGACTAATAAGGACATGCTTGCTGAATACAGTTTCATAGCTGAATGCCCAAAAACAGGGCTTGAGCTGAAATGCCGCCCGGATGGATTGTTAAAAGAGGCAGGCATTGTTATTGACTTAAAGTCTT